GTGCTAAACGATACCAAAATAAAAGCCTTAAAAGCTAAAGACAAAAAATACTATATTGCTGATTTTGACAACCTACTTCTTTGTATTTATCCGAGCGGTAAGAAAACTTTTATATTTAATTATAAATGTCCTAAAACTTTAAGATACAAAAGAATAACTCTAGGAGAATACCCTACTCTCAATCTTGCTAACGCTAGAAAACAAAGAGATAATCTAAAAGTAAATTTAGCTGAAAATGACAGTATAAGAGAAAAGTCTGAAATAACATTTAAAGAATTAGCATTGGAAAAAATGGATCTTAAAAAACTTGAATTAAGCGAAAAAACCTACAAAAGCTATATGAGTTATTTACAAAGATTTGCTTTTGGAATTTATGGAGAAATTATATTAGATAAATTGCAAATCAAGGATATTTTAAAAAGTTTTGAAAAATTTAGAAAAGAAAATATAAGAGAAGGTGCCGATAAGTTCTTTACTCTTTTAAATGAAATTTTTAGACATGGTGTTATAAAAGAATATATTAAAAGTAACCCCATAGCAAATCTAAATAGAAAAGAATTGCTTATAAATAAAGCGAGTAAAAATCATGCCACCTTGTTGGAAACTAAAGAAATTAAAGCATTAATAGATAATATAATTGATTACAAGGGATATATTAGTGTAAAAATTGCAGCAATGTTTTCTTTATTAACTGCACAAAGAAGCTTTAGTATAAGAAGTGCAAAATGGGAAGATATTGATTTGGATAATGGCGTTTGGTATATACCGCAAGAAGATATGAAGATGAAAAGAGCACATACTATACCTTTAAATTCTCAATGTGTATATATGCTTAAAAAATACAAAGAGATGAGTATTAATACGGGTTATTTATTTTATAGTTTAAGAAGTAAAAGTGAAATTATAAGCGATAACACAATTAGATCCATGTTTAGAAGAATGGGCTACTCTAATGATGATTTTACACCTCATGGCTTTCGTGCTATGTTTAGCACCCTAGCCCATGAAAATAGAAATAAACACCAAATGAGTAGCGATATTATAGAATTGTGTTTAGCGCATGTAGAAAAAAATAAGATTAAATCTGCGTATAACCATGCTTTAAATTTAAAGGAAAAAGCTATCCTTATGCAGTGGTGGGGAGATTATCTTGATGAGATTGCTGATCTAAATCAACAAGTCCGAAATATTTTTTTATAAAATTTTCAATATCATGCTTAGGATACAATCCTGAGCAATTTCTATGTTGTTTAAACTCTCTAAATTTGCCTTGTTTGGCGTATTTGTGAACTATAGGCTCTTTTACTTTTAAAAGATTTGCAACTTCTTTTCTTGTGTAATAATCTCCGATATCTAATCTAATCATTTTCAACTCCCAATCTTTTATCTATAATTTCAAAAATAGTATCCTTATAATAATTCCAAAGCCATTTCTGTTCTTCGCCTTCTAAATCATCAACGCTTAAATTACGCCATTCTTTTATTGTTTTAGTATCACAGCCTAAATTCATCATAGTTTTTGTAAAAGTCATAACATAGGTATCCAAGACAACGCTAAAGATATTTTTCATATCTCCTATACAATCCCTAAGATCTACATTTTCAAATATACAATTTTCAAATTCTGTTCTTAGAAAATTACAAAAATGGAAACTTGCTCCACTAAAATCGCAATCTATAAAAGATGTATTTTTACTTGAAATATCATTTAAATTAGCATTTTTAAAACTAGCTCCATTTATAAATGCATTATTAAAATCTAATCCACTTAAATTTATATTTTCCAAGTTTGCATCATTTAAAGAAATCCCTTCTAAAATACAATACTCAACTAATTCTTTTTCACTTTTTCTATCATTTTCGATAATGATAGTTTTATCTAATCTTTTTAAAATTCCCATTTTAACTCCTTAATTCTTTTTTCTAAAAGCTCAATTTTTTTAATATTTAATTCCAAGATTTTAATATTTAATTCTAATGTTTTTTTGTTTTGTTCTAAAAGCTCAACTTGTGCTTTTTGATATTTATAGTTAAAAAACATCAGAATGAAAAATAATATAAAAAGTAAAACTAAGATGATATTTAACATTTTATAACCTGTAACTTTTATAATCAGCTTTATACCATTTTCTAATATAATAATCTTCATAATCTCCATTATTATCTTCGATTCTTATGCACCAAAAATCACTACCTTCTTTGTCTAAAAAATATTTATTTGGCACATTTGTTAATTTAAAATCATTAATTGCTAAATCAAAAGCCTCTCTTTCATAATAAGCTCCTATTTTTTCGACAAATCTATTTAATCTCTCATCATAAAACCCTGTACGACTTTCAATCTCTTTAATTTTTTCTAGCATACATTTATAGAAGTCAAAACCTAAGTTTTTAACTAAAATCTCTATCTCAACAATTAATAAATATTCAAAATCTTCATCTTTGCTATTATTATAAACTGTCTTATTATTGTGTTCTATAAAATAGCTTGTAAAATGGTCAATCAAATGAATCATACCTGCTCTTTTTATATTTGAAATTTCTCCAAATTTTAATTCAAAAGCATTAAAGAAAAATACTGCAATATCACACAAAGCTTCAACTCTTTCTAAATCATCTTTTGCTCTAAAATACTCGCTTACTTTTTCAAAAACATTACCCAAAAACTCTTCTCTTTGATTTTCATAGGTTAAACCTCTTTCACTTCTCCAATCGGCTAATCTTTCTTTAATTTCATTAAATTGTATTTCTGTCATCTTTTTTAATCCTTTGCTATCTTTTTAACTTCTTTTGTGGTATAAATCTCATTTAAAGCATGCAAGATATTAGCTTCTTTTAGTATTTTTATAAAGTTGATATCATCATTATCAAGTTTTGCTTTAAAAGCTAATTTTGAGTTTAAAGATCTTATGTTTTGATAACCATATCTATAAATTTGCATTAAAAAATATCTTCTTTCGATATCTTCGCATTGCAATAATTCTAATTCTATAAAATCTTGGAATATCTCGGCGTTTTCTATGTGATATTCTTTAGAGCTTGAGCCTTTTTCGGCTTTATAAAGCTCTTTTTTGTAATCATAAGCTTTTTTAAGCTTGTCAACTAATTTCATTTTAGCAACTCCGCGTTTTCGTGAATATTGCCCACAATTTTTTCATTCGCCTTTTGTATTTATTTCCAATAAAACATTATCATCTTTATCTACATAGGATATAGTTACTTCATCGCTATAATACCCATCCTGTTCCGAGTAGCAAGGTATAAAGAATGTTCTATTTTTATCACCAAATCTAAATCCATAATCATTTGGAATTATTTTAAATGTTTCTTCATCAAAATTATAATTAAGAGCATGTTTTTCTAATTGCTCCCAATCTGCGTAGTTGTGTTCACAACAATCTTGTTCGTGGTAATCATATAAAACATTACCATTATCAAAAACAATCCCTAAATCTATACCATATTCTGTAATTTTCATTTTTAATCCTTTCACGATAATACTAAGGCTGTATTAAATACTTTTTTACCTTTGTTGTCATTATTGCTATACGCCACAATTCCTTTCTCTTCACAAATTTAAAAATGCAAATTAAAGCGATAATTGCTATAAAAATTGCATAAGAAAATATTTCTTTTTTAGTTATTTTTTTTCATAAATCATTTTTGTTCCTTAACTTCTAATAACTCCGCTTTATTGTGTATATTTCCAATGACTTCGATATCTTTCATATCATTAATTTTTGAAAATAAATACAATGAAAATCTATCGTTTTCAGTTCTATTATATAGCTCAAACTTTTCTAAATTAGCTATTCTAAATATCTCAAAGATATTAATATCCTTGTTTATAGTTACAAAATAAAAAAGAGTTGTTCCTTGAAATGTTATGTAAGATACAATATCACCTTCATAGATCTTTTTACCATTTTTATCATAAAGTCCTGTAAATAATTCTATCTCTAAATTAGAATTATCTAAATCATCTAATTCAAATTCATAATCGTAACAATCTTGATTCCTATTTAAGCATTTAATATGGTCATTGATTTTGTGTATATAAACACCGCCTTTAATATTGTTTATATATTTCTTGCCATCCCAAACCCTAAAATCAAAATCACTTAGTTTCATTTTTAACTCCTTAATATTTTTTTCCATTTTTCTTCGCATTTTTCATAATTTTTCCAATAATTAAGCTCTTTTTCAAGCTTATTTAAAACAGTTTCAAACACTAAATTTTTACCTATTTTTTCAGCAAATAAACTCATTTCCCATTCTTTTATGCAAAGAATTCCATAATCTTTTGCTAAGATTTTTCTAAGCTCTAGCAATTCTTTTTGACTGAGTTTTCTTTTAAAACTTAGTTCATTCTTGTGTTCTAAGTCGTATTGTAAGGCTTTAATTTTGTTTTCATAATGTTCCTTTTGTTGTGCTAATTGTGATTTATAGCCGATTTTTTGATGATGATTTAAAGAATTAAGCCTTATATTTTCATCGCTTAGTGTTTTAAATCTAGCTTGTGTTTGCTCTCTTAAAAGCTTAGCTACTTTTTTGCGGTATTCTTTAGCCTTAGGACTTTTTATAAAAAAGCCTAGCATATAAACACCTTCTAAAGTCCATTTGATTACTCTTTGTCTTCCGCCTTTGGTTTGCGCATAATCGTAGAAATAGTGTATATTTTCTATGAGTTCATCAGAGTGTAAATTTTTGTGAGACATTATTGTAGTGTTATCTACTGCGTAGTTATATGCAACTTCTGTATTTAAAAAACTTCTAGTGATTTGACAAATTTCACATTGTAATAAATTCATCTTAAACCTTTCATTTTTGAAAATATTTAAGAAAATTATATATTATTTATGAAAGTTTGTCAATATATTTCATTCATTTTTGATAAATTATTCTAAAATATTTGCCAAAAATGAAAATAAAGGGTGTGGAAAATTTCCATATCCTTATAATTCTGATATTATTTTATGAGCTTTTTTGATTGTTTCTAGCTTTCGCTTTAATTCTATATTTTCAAGCATTGTTTTTAAAAAAAGTTCTGTAAGTCGTGGCAAATCTCCGCTTTTCCAACGTGCTATAGTACTTTCTGGGATTTCTAACATTTCGCTTAGCTGTCGTTGGGTAATGTTTAACTCTTTGCAAACCTTTTTAACAATGTTTTCTTCTGCATTTATCGCAAAATGCCATTCTATACAATAAAGATTTTCATCTGTTTTTGGATTTTTAAAAATTATATGATTTCCTCCTTCGTGACAAAAGGGTTGGAAACCTAATATATTTGTTATTTGTGGTAAAATTTCATTAATAATTTTTTTTTCATTACCTCTTTTTATTTCAGTGCTTAGCAAAATTTTATCTTTAAGTGTTCCATTTATGACTATTCTTTCGTTTGTTGTGCTATCTAATTTATAAACATCTAGTTTCATTAATTTTCCTTTATCTCATTAATTTCTTTTTTTATAGACCCAATAAACATACCACTGTCAAGATAATAATTTGGATAAGCTTTTTTAAGGAGATTAAACTCATCTAAAGAAACTAAAACCACATCAGTATCTCCTTTTTCTTTGGATATTTGTTCTAATAAATCATAATCCAATTGTGCTTTTTGAAAGCTATTCTTTTTATATCCACGAATCATTAAAGTGTTTTCTGTAATATTGAGTTCCACAATAAAATAATAATTTTTCCTATCTGTTTGTTTTTCTATATTTTTGCCTAAAATTGCCAAACCTGATAAAGTTTGTAAAATATTAAACTCGCTATCAAGTTTTTGTATCTTTTTGCATATTTCAAGCTTTGTAAATTTGCTATACTCTTTCAAGATATTAGTTTTTTCTATTATTGAAAATAAAGCACTACATAGTTTAAAAAATTCTTTATAATGTTCTTCACCTTCTCCTTGCTTTATTTTTGATTTTGTTTTCATTCCTAAAACTTCTACTGCTGTTGCCCAATTATGCTGCAACTGTGTTCTTATTTGTAGTTCTAAACATTTTTTTGAACCATCTTTGTATTCAAAAATTTGATGAATTGAACGATAACCATCTGATTTTGGTTGTTCAATATAATTACTTGTTTTTTCAAGCTTAAATTTTATGCTACCTTTTAAATAGGTATCATCCATTATTGTTTTAAACTCATTGACTTGCTCCATGGTTTTAAAAACAATTCTAACACCTGCTATATCTTGCATTCTATCTAAATTCATACTGCTAAAACGCTTTAACTTAATTTCTATAGAATTAAGTCTTTTAAGTCTTCTTGCTACAATTAAAGCTTTTAATTTATGTTTTTTTAGTTTTTTGTTAATAGAATTAACCATACTAGTCATAATAGAAATATGAATGCTACGCCAATTTGATATTATTTCATAATCTTTAAGAGTTGCTATGTTATTTCTAATATTTTCTCCAGCTTTTCTAACTTGCTGTTTTGTAACTTCAGTATCGCCCATAATATCTCCTATAATTCATTAATCCATTGTGTTATATTTATCCTTTAAACCCCATTTATTGCAAATTAAATTTAAATCCGTATTTGTCTTTAAAAGTTCATCAAAATAAAGCTCTAGTTTATCAATATAAAGTCTAGCGCCTTTTAAATCATCATTTTGTATATTTTTAATTGCTAGATTTTTACTATCTTTGATAAGTCTTTGAAGATCATCTTTTTTATCTTTAAGCTCAGTTAAACGACCTCTTGCGTAAGTAATTGTTTCTTCTTGCATTTTAATCCTTTATCTCATACAAAATTCGATTAAATCATCAATATCATTTAAATCATTTTTAGAAAAGTATAAATAAGCTTTAGGACTGATTAAAACTCCTGAAAAATCGCCATTGTTTTCTTTGTCGTATTTTAAAACTTTGCATTCTTTTAGAAAATGAATACAAGAGCTAAAGTCTATTTTATATTCTTTACAATCTTTGTTAAAGTCATCTGAAAAAAGTATGCTTTGATTTGGAAAATCATTTAAAAGTGTTTTTATAATACGTTTTGAAATAAGCTTAAAAGCTTTTAAGTTTTCCATTATTTCTCCTTTATTTTATTTTATCAAAATTTTACTTAAGCAAATAGACTTCTTTCTATATGTTTAAACATAATTTCATTTATAATTTATGAAATTGCGTAAAGCATATATTATCTGTATTCATCTGCTCTGTTATAGTTTTTGAAGCATATTTGTGGATACTAATAATATCTACTTTTTGCCAAAAAGGTCTTGTATCTGTAATAATTCTATTTCCACTAATAGTTTTATCATTAACTATGCATTTAAAAGAAACAAACCAATAGGTGTTAATCTTTAAAAAATCAAACATTTTTACTCCCTTTAAAATTTTAATTATTTAAAAAATCCCCCTAATCATTTTTTTTCACTCCTTAAAAATTTTTCAACATCTTCAAAAGCTTTAACAATAAGCTTTTTTTCATGAAAGAAATTTCTTCCGCTTGGCTTACTTTTGTAAATTTTGTAAGCCTTTCTGAGTTCTTCTTTACTTATGTAGTTTTTCCAATTTATCTTCTCAATTTTTATTTCATTCTGTTTTGCAAAATCGCAAAAACAAGTTCTTCTTTCACTAAATGGTATAATTTTTACAATTTCAAGATAATTAGAACGGCAAACTTTCATCATCATCTCCTATTTCGATATATTTTTCATTGTTATTGTTTTTTACTTCATTTCCATAAGGATTATAGCTTTGATTTTCTTTTGGAATAAATGATTTATTATTGTCGTTATTTAAAGATTTATGCCTTGCTTTAAAAGATTTTATAGATAAAGGCTCTTTATTATTTTGAAACTCATCCATGTTTTGCATTTTTTCATTAAAAATTCTATCAAGAAAGATTTTGTTAGCAAGTTCTCCATTTTTACTTAAATATTCTTCTGTTCCAAAACCTAAAACTAAAAGTTTATTAACTAAAGAATTTAGATAAATAACTTCAGTCTGCACTCCAAAAACATTCTCATTTCCCTTTTCGCTAAAATCAAGTTCATCAATTCCAAAGAATTTCATAATAGCGTTTAATTGTCTAAATCCTAAATAATTTTCTTTTCCTCCATTTTTATTGATATAGCTAAAATCGTTATTTTTAGCTACAAAAAGATTAAAAATAGCTAGTTTTTGCTCTTTTCTGGTTAAAAATTCAAAACAAATAAAAGTATTATTGCTTCCATCGCTTGCCAATTTATCATATAAAAAGGCTTTGCGGAAAACTCCGCTATAAAGCCCACCTTCACTTAAATACTCTACGCTTGGCGAATAATTTGCCACTTCAAAACTTGCCTTAAATGCTGGTAACATTATAATCCTCCTTTTAATTGTGTTAAAAATTCATCTTTATTACTTAGAACTTCTTGTATTTTTTCACTTGTAAATAAAGAATGTTTTTTTATAAAATTGTTTTGCTCTTGGGTGTTTAAACCATTATCACTCATAAATTTTCTAAGTTCAGCACCTAAAGCTTTTATCTCTTTTGCTTTATTTTCTAAAGCTATTTTTTCATCACTACTCCAAACTTTTAAATCTTCATTTGGATTTAAAAATCGCTTTTCCTTTATTGTTTCTAATTCACTCTCATCAAGCATTCCAAGTCCGCAAATACTTAAGGTTACACGCCTTTTTGCTTTTGTGATAGCTTTCATTATTGCGTTTGCTAAATTATCGCCACCTAAATTTTTAATATTTAAAGCACCTGTATCGCAATCAGTTCTTCCATCTGGTGTTGCTGCGTAGGCTGTAACCATATAAATATCGCCAACTTGTGCCACTTCTGTTTTTGTAATACTTACTTTTCTTATTTGTCTTAGCTGATCTGTTGCTGATTTGTTTGCGTATAAAGTAAGTTTTCCGTTTAATACTATGTATTCAAAAGGCTTTGTAAGCATGTTTAAACCTAAACTTTCACAAAGATTTTTAACATAACTCGCTCGTTCTACATCACTAAGTTTTGATAAATCACCTTTTACCAAAGCCAACTCATAAGGATTAAAATTTATTTCTAATTTATTTTCTTCTTTTAATACAACTTCATTACTCATTTTATGCTCCTTTTTTGATTTTTAAACACATTGAAATACTTTCTTTATAAAACTCTTTAGGCACAGTAATATTTTTTTGCTCTAAAAAGCCCTTATAATCAATTGTAGTTCTACTTTGCGGATAAATTGTAATATCCAAACATCTTGCTTTTTCTCCATTTGCTAAGGCTATGAGTTCTTTTTTAAGACTTTCTAGCTTTTCTTTAATAGGTTTAATCGTGTTTTCAAGCCTTATAATTTCAATCGTTAGATTTTTTGCTTTAGTATCTTCAAGCTCTTTATATTCACTTTTTTGATTTATGATATAATCTAATATAAATTGCTTTATATTTTTAACCAACCATTCTTGATAAGCTTCATCTTTTGAAACTTCGCACTCTACAATCTCTTCTTCTTTATTCATGGCTACAAATATACATTTTTCTTTACCGCTGATATAGAGTTGAAATTGTACTTGAGCGTAGTATTTATCACTTGGCTTTTTATTTTTTTTGACAAAATTGTATTCATCTTGTGAGTATTTAAACTCGTAAATAACCCCATTTTCATCAATACCATCTAAACTCGCTATAAACATTTCATTTTCTAAACTTTGTAAAACTATAGGAGTGATACTCACAGAATGTAAAAACTCAACTCTAGCTCTAATCAAAGCTTCATAATCATTGCCTTTTTTCATAGCTTCATTTTGATAAACTTCTTTAAGTCCTAAAATGATATCTCTTGCTTCTTCTTTGGAATTAAAAGCACCTTTGATACCTACACAAGATGCTACCATCGATGCACCTATTTTACCTTTTCTAAAATTTAGCCATTCAGGGCTACCTTGTTCTAAGTCAATTATTCTGCAATTCATTTTATCCTGCCTTTTTTATTTTTGGAGTGCTTTTTAAAATATAAAAAGTATTTCTCGTTTCTTTGTTTCTAACTGTTTCTATTTCATAACCTTTATTTCGAAGATTATAAATATAAGCTCCAAGCCTTGTAGTAATTTTTTTATCAATGCAATAGAAATTATCTATAATTCCATTTTTTAATAATAGTTCTAAAACTATTTTTTCTTGTTGTTTTGATGTTATTTGCATTCTTTCTCCTTTAATCTTTTTACTTCTTTAATAGCTTTATCATCATTTTTAAAAACGCCTATAAGCCCTAAAGCATCAAGTATTTTTATACGAAAATTACTAAGTTTCACATTGATTTTAATTTCTTCTTCTAGCTTCAATGAAATTTCATTTATAGCAGTATCTTTTAATGCTATTACACCTTTTAACCTTTGAATTTCTTTTTCTAAATATCTTATTTTTTCATTTTTTTTACTATTTAGGAACATAGTTTCGACCTTTCTTTTATATAAAGAAGCTCATAAATTTTATTTTGCAAAGAACTAATTTCTTTTATATTTTTCATATTTGCTTCTATTTGATCTTTTAACTCTTTTAAAAGTTCTATTTTTTCATTTTCAAGATTAGAAATTTCAGTTTTTAAAGATTTATTTTCATCTTTTAAAAACTTGTTTAGCTTTATTTCTTTTCTATATTCATCTTTACTTAGTTTTATAATGACTTGTTCTTTTGTGTGATAAGCTTTCATTTTTTCTCCTTTTAGATTAATGCTTAAAAGGGACAACTGAGTTCCTTAGAATAGGAAATAAAACAAAAAGGTAAATTCTCAAGTAGTAAAGTTGCCCCATTTAAGCATTAAAGGAGCTTAAGAAAAGCCGAGTAAATCCGCAAGTCTCGGCATTGTATAATCGTTTAAGTTTATGCTAAGCGGATTTAGTTAAAATTTGTCTGTGTTAAAAAATATTAGAGTTTTATAAGCTCTCTAATTAGCTCTAAGATTAAGATTAAAATTGTTAGAATTTTATCCCACATTTTAGAGCCTCCTTTCTCAACACCGAGACAAGTTAGCAACTTAAACTTTATAATTATACTTTCTTTTTCTTAAACTCTTGATTTTCTGTCGTTTTTAAAGTGCAAGAAAACCTTAAAAATAGCACTATAAACAATAATAACGAGCCAAGTTTATGGATAACTTGCTAACCCTTCCGCTATACAGAACTATCAACGCAATAGTAAAGCTTAATTTTCAAGCGGTCAAAAGCTTAAGAAAGCCCTTTTTAAAGGACTTGTTAAACTTTTAAAAAAGCTTTTTACATTGTTTTTCGAATTTTCTAACTCTCTCTAAAAGCTCATAAGCATTTCTTATAAATTCATCTCCATAAGCTTGTAAAGATATTGCTATTTCTTCATCATCTTCTAAGCTTATTTCCAAAGAGTTTTTAAAATCTTGCAAGTTTGCAAATATATTTTCTAAATTCTCTTTGCTTTCAAACTCATTTGCAATTAATTCTTTTGTTTGGTTATAAATTCTTTTTTCTTCTCTATCAAAATAAAAATCTGTAAAACTCATTTTTTCTCCTTTTTGTTTTGTTAAAATAATTGTAGTATTACTACACTTAAACTATGCTTAAATAATAGTAGTATTCCTACATTTTTTAAAAATATTTTTTTGGTATAATTTTTTAATGGGAAGATGAAAAATCTAAAAATATTTAAAAATATTTTTAGAAAATTGGAAGGATTAAAATTTGAGAATAATACTAGCTTTATTTATATATATTTACGCCTTTGGGGTTGATGTATGTGAGCGAAGAGATATTGAAATGTCTGCATATATAGAAAAACACGCCGTTGGTTATAAAAACAAAAATTTTAACCTTCCAGAAGAAAAACTATACAAAAAATCTTTTAGTGATTGCTATGATAAAAAGAATAAAGAAGCTTGTTTGTATATTTATAATAATTTTGCTATAGATGAAAATTTTAAAATTGAGAGCAATATATTTAATTTGATTACAATAATGACTTATGTTGGTTTAACTCTTGATATAGACAAAGATAAAAAGTATAAAGAAATTAATCGATTGATAGCTTTAGATAGTTGGAAAAAAGCGTCAGAATTGATAGATTTTGTTTTGAGTAAAACCAATGATACAAAAACTATAGAGGGGCTAAAATTACTAAAAAAGATGAGTGATTTTGAAATTAATCGGGCTTATGCATGTCCTTTGTATCATAATGATAAATTACAATCTGATAAAATAGATATGCCTTGTGCCTGTAAAAAAAATACTGCACTTTTAATAAAACCAGATACTATAAAACGAGCTTTTTTAAATTTAAAACTTTTATGTGATAAATATAAAGATAGCGTGAGTTGTGGAGTTGTTGGCGGACTTTATGAGAATGGCAAAGGCATAAGGATAAATTTTAAACAAGCAAAAAAATATTATGGTTTAGCTTGTGATGGTGGTTATCAACTTGGTTGCGATGGATATAAAAGGCTGATGGGGTATTGAGGGTAAATTAATATAAAAACATTTAAAATAGAAAATATAAAAAGACTTTTAGATGATAAAAAATAATTTAAAAAACGCTTTAAAAAAACATATAAAACACCTATAAAGCTTTTAAGACTATAACTTTTTTATTTTAAAGATTATCTATTTTTACATTCATGCATCTAGTAATATCATTTTGAATATTCTTAAATTCTTCTAATAAAGATAAAGTTTTTTCTATTCGGTTAAGCTCTATTTGAAAAATAAAAGCAAGACATTCTTCAAATGTTTGATATTGCTTAAAATTATTAAAGGATTTATAATCTTTTACAAAATCATCATATCTAGCCAATATAACAGTACATAAAATTTTTTGTAAATACTTTATTGTATCTCTATTTTCTTCCTTAAGAATCATGTTAAAAACATTAATTATGTATGCAAAGTTTTTCATACAAGCCCCTTTATATTTTGAGCCTCTTCTACGCCTTTTCCATATTCAATAATATCAAAATCTTCTTTAAAGAACGAAATATCAAAGCCACCTGTAATCTTCATAAAATCTTCATCTAGTATGATTTCTAATATATTTTTTGTCGCTAAAGATGAGTAGTACACTTTTAAATCAGCATCTTCAAATCTTGTAAAATTTTTATCATTCATTCTTTTTTTAGAAGTTGCAATTGTTTTATTTAATTGTTTAATAATTTTTCTTATTTTTTGCTTTTCTTGTATTTTATTTTTTCCTTCAAGTGTTAAAAAATAATTTTGGTCACATAAACTAGTATAAAAAGCCCATCTATTTAATTTTTCAACTTCACTGCACAAACTAATATAATCTTCCGTTTTAACAGTTTTTAAAGCATGTTGAGTATTTTTTGATTTTACTTCTATGGGTAACTTTGCATTATAGTCAGCATTTAATGTGTTAGCCGATATAAGCAAAGCTATGGCACATACGCCAGAGATTATTCCTTTCATAATTAACTCCTTGTTCCATTTAACTAATTTTATCAGTTTAACTCTTCAAATAAAATAAAAATTAAAATTTATCACAATTAACCTTATATTTTTTTATACCCTCGTCATCCACTTCATGGTTTGGCACTTGATAACATTCTTTAAAATTCTCGCCTTTTAAAATCTTAGTGTAAGAGCTTGGAATGGCAATTTGATTTCTTATTCTTTGTGGATTATTATCATAATTAACCAAATTTAAAACTTCTAAACTTCCAAGCTTTGAAGCTACTTGTCTTTCTCTTTTTTCAATCTTGTTCCAAACCCTTTGATTGATTTGTGGATTTTGTGGAGTAATATTACTCATTAAGAATGTGCTTCTTTGAGCTTGAGTTGTTTTTCTCATTGAGGCATTAGAAAGAGTGTGTCCTCTATCATAACCACTATTTTTATAATCACTCCAAGTGGTGCGATATTTTTTAGGGATATTTGTATCATCTTCAAATCGTGGGCGTTTTTTAATTTGTTCGCCTTTTAAATTTTCCGCTTCTAATTTATAAGCTACAGCTTTAGTGCCTTTATAATTATAATCATAACAATTTAGATAATAAAACTTATCTAAAACTTGAGAGCAGTTTTGTTTAGTAAAATACTTTGCAAAATCTTCACTCGGTTTATATTGTGTGTAATCAGCAAAAGCTAGAGTGGATAACAATGGCAAAAGTATGAGTTTTTTCACTGGTAATTTCATCTTTATTTTAATTACAATCTTTAGTTATAAATTTATATTCTACGCTTTTATCCAAATGAAATACAAATTTTTCATTAAATGGTGATATTGAAACCTTATTATCTCCCAATAAATGTATATAAGCATTAGGTGAAACTTTTGAACATATTGTATTATTTTGATAGTATGAAGCTATATGAATAATATTAGGTGAAAAATTAAATACATAAAAATAACCGATCATGAAAAAACTCAAACACTGCAAAATAGCTGTAACTCCAAAAAGTACAAAACAGTCAATATGAAATTTATTTTTAAAATGAGTTGTTTTCATTATGAAATTAAAAATTTTTTGGATTAGAAAATTAAGGTTTAAAAAAAATAAACACTTAGTTATATCTAATAATACTGGTGTTAAAAAATGTACCATAAATAATAGCGACAAAGCAACCATTATACATATAATTATTATTGGAATAATAATTATAATATTAAAAATATTAATAGCATAACCATAACTATCTGGTATATAATTTATAGTAGTATAAATTATATACCTTGAACAAAATTCAGCTACAAGATATACTCCAAAAAAAACTAATAAGTTATATATTTTAACAATATTAATTCTTTTGGTAATTTTATATAAATCTATAAATGCTGGAATAATCAATAAAAGATATCCTATAATTACTATAATCAAATTATTAATTTTAACACTTAAAATAAGAACAAAAATTCCTATAATATATGACAATATAAAAGGATTTTTTAAATAGGTTGTTATTTTATTTAAGCTCATCCCACCACTTCTATAAAATTTTTAAAGGTTTCAACAGCCATTTTTGATACTACAGCGCCTAAGATCTCGCATTGCTCAAATTCGCTATTATATACTTTTTTATCTTCGTATTTTTTATTTTCAGAAACTAAAAAAATATAATCTTCAAAAGGTTCTTTTTTAATTTTTTTACAAAATAAATCATCATTTTTTCTAAAAATAACAATATCTGCGTTTGAAATAGTCTCAAGTGAATTTTTACTTCTATCTATAATAATAAAATCTCCATTAGATAAAATTGGTTCCATGCTATCGCCATTAATTTTTATAATATCATAACTCTTCTTTATAGGTATATCTAAAATTTCTTTTAGAAAATTTTCATCAACTGAAACTATTTTCACTTCTTCACTTTGAGATGATGTTCCAAGTCCTGCACTTGCATAAATATCTGGGAAATATCTGAAATTTATTTGATTATCATCTTGTAAAAAAGATTTTATACTATCATTTACTGGAGCAAGTTTACTAACTGGCACTTCTAAAACTTTTGCCATAGTTATAATATTTTTGTAATCCTCAGGTTGATTGTTTTCACTTCTATACCAATAAGTTATTCCATCTAAAGTGATTTCATATCCATTTTCTGAAAGCATCTGTGCAAATTTTGCTCTGCTTATTTTTTTTTCTTTTAAAATTTGTGATAAATATTCTTTATCAAGCTTATAAAATGTTTTATTTTTTTCCATTTTTTATCCACCTTATTAATTGTAGTAATTATACATCGACTATTTAAAAAAATATATGTAGTATATTTACATATTTTTTAAACTTAATTTTATAGTAGTTATGCTACATTTTTAAAAATATTTTTAGGAATTGTAAGAATATGAATAGAAAAAAATTAAAAAAAATACTACTTGATTATTATAGCAAAGATGGCGTTGGAAGTATTTTAAGCTCTAGAATAGGAATTAAAGTTCAAGTAGCCGGAGAACTTTGGGAAAAACATCAAATACCACCTAATATTTGGGGTAAAAATAATAGGAATAAATTGCTTAAATTTTTGGGAGAAAGCGAAAGGATAGAGAATGAAGGCGATTGAACTAAAGGTTAAAAAATGGCTTTTATAGCGGGATTTTCAATAGGTTTTTTTAGTTTATTTTTTAATTTGGAAAATCTTTTAGGATGATTAATGCTTGATAGGGTATTTGAAATAATAGGATTATTTATTTTTACTTTGATGATGTTGCATTTTAGACTGTTTCTAGTGGCTGGTATTTCGGCTGGGATTTTAATATCTTGCATTTATCATTATCTAAAACGCATTTTTTATCACGGTAGTGAGGACAAATAATGTATTTAAATTTATCTTTTTTAAAAACCATTTCAAAAGGAGTTTTTTTTGTAACTAATTTATATCCTAAGTTAGGATATAGTCTTTTTGTCAAATCGTTTTCTAGCTTCATATCTTTAATACAAACTCTTTTTAGTTTTTGTTTTTTAGTTAAATATAAAAACAAAGGACGGATACTTAAACCAAATAAAACACCTATTAAAAAATATAACAAATTTTCTAAAGTGGCGGTTTTTAGCATTTCGGATAAGAAAGAATTAAACATAAAAAACCTTTTTAATTTAAATTATAACATAAAGGAGAGTTGGTGATACCAAATTTTATAGCAAGTTTTGATGTAGCTTTGGGGCGTAAAAGCCCAAGAGAGAGAAAAGGCTATTTGAAATTATCAAACACTATAGCTTATGGTGGTCTTAGTGTTGATGCTTTAGCATTGTATATTCAATTAGCAAAGCTTAGTGAAAAAACGATTGTAAGTGAAATCTATTTAAGAGAGTTTATAAAAGTTAAAAATAATCAAAGAATTAGTTTAAATAGACTAAGAATTGCTAAAAAAGAATTAATTGAACTCAGACTTTTAGAAATTAAAAAGGTTAGGAATGGCTCTTTAAATTTTTATGAGTGGATTTTAAAAGATGAAAATTATCAAGTTAAAAAGCATTTTAACAAATCTTTATCTTTGCTTAAAAACAGTGATGAAAAGCTAAGCAAAACTCTTAAAAATAACACTTCATCAATCGACAGAAAATTAACCACTGAAAACGAAAAAAAAGAGAATTTGCATTATATAGAAACACGCACGCACGCACGTGATAATAAATTTATAAATAATATAAATATCAATAATAATAAATTTATAAAAAAAGAGAATTTAGAAAATTTAAAAAATAATCAAGAAAAGAAAGAACGCGTTTCTAATCAAAACGCCTCTTTTGTGACGAGCTTTATTGATTTTAGCAAAAAGGAGTTAGAGAAAATGGCAAAAAAAGAGTTTAAAGTCCCAAATGCAAATGAACTCATGAGACAAATAATAGCTTTTAATGAGAAAAATGGCACAAACTTTGGTGAAGAGTTGGCTAATGATTTTATAGGCTATTGGGATGCTAGGGAATGGAAAAGAAATGGAAAAAGAATGTCAAGTGTGGCAGGAAGTCTTTATACTTGGCTTAAATATGCTAAAGAAAATGAAGCAAGAAAAAATCAGCGTTTTAACAGAAAAAAAGAAGCCAATCCTAGTGTGGTTGATAGCTTGATGGAATATTACGGAATGAAAGATGAGAACAAAGACAAGCTCTTAGGATGCTTTTAAGGAGTAAAAAATGCAAGAAAAAATACAAATTTTAATGGACTTATTGGAAATTAATAAGGCTCAGGCAACTGATATTGTAGGTAGATATCTCAAAAGCGTTAAGGATATTCATGCTTTCTTAGATTTTTATTTCGAAACTTTAGAAAGAGAGAATATCGTAGGGACAACCTATGAGAAATTAAGAAGAGTTTGCAAAAGAGCTGAAATCGAGTTTAAAAAGCGTTTTGAAGACAAAGAAATTTTTTTAGAATGGTTAAAAAATAAATATAAAAATAGTCCATTTTTTAGATTGCTTGAAAGTGATTTTAAATACTCATATGTTTGTTATGATGGACAGGGCAACCTTTTTAAACGATTAGCAAAATCAATTAATATGTTGGTTTGTCTAAATAATTTTGGAGAATTAACCTACGAAGATGGAGAAATGCTAAAAAATAACGAATTTAAACACGCTTTAATAGATTTTATATTTAAAAATCAAGAGCGCATAGGAAAAGATATATATATAAATACTTCTTATAAGATAAAAGGATATACATCTTTAAGCCATGAAGAAGAATATAATAACTTTAAGAAGGTGCAGAAAAAATTTTTTAAGGAGAATCAAGAAGAATTTCAAAAGAAAGTAAAAGTCAAAATGGCTTTTAAAAATATAAGCTAAATTTAAGAAAGTCTGAAATGGAAAAGTATATTTTAAAAATTGATTTAAAAAGCAACCCAGTTCCTTATAAAAGAACCACGCAAAGATCTAAATTTGCATGTAAAGATTATCTTAAATATTTAGATTTTAAAAAACTCTTGCAAATGGAGTTTAGAAGACAAAATAATATTAGCTGTTTTCAAGCCTTTGATAAGCAAAAGAAATATGAGTTTTCTTTAAAAATAGGATTTAACAGCAAAAGGCATGGCGATGGGGACAATATCGTAAAATGCGTGTTAGATGCGTTATTTGAAAACGATAAGAATGTTTTAAAAGGCGATTATGAGATTATTAGTTTTAAAAAATCTTTTTTAGACTTAGAAATCAAAGAATTTAATTTTAAAGAAGGGGTGGCTTGATGGCTAGAATGATGACAAATGGCAAAAGCATCACAAAAGAAGAGCTTGTATCAAAGATAGAAAACTACTTTAGTGAAAAAACTGTTTTAAAAGAAACTAAAGAAAGTGTTATTTTTGCACCTAAAACAAAAGTGGGATTAGCTGTGCATTTAGGGATTTCAATGCAAACTTTAAATGAGTGGGAAAAAGATAAAGATTTTGGCGAAATAGTAGCAAATGCAAAACAAAGGTGTGAAATGGATATTTTAAACCATTCCTTAATCGGCACTTATACTCCTAGCGTTAGTATGTTCTTGCTAAAAAATCAACATGGATATGTGGATAAACAAGAAGTTGTCAGCGATAACGTTCAAAAAATTGAAATTATAAGAAGTGAAATCAAATGAAATTAAAAATCGATTTTTCTTACACTCCGGCACAACTTAAAGTTTTTGATGATAAAAATCCACGCTTTATAACTGTAGCAAAGGGCAGAAGACTTGGTTTTACAAGGGGAAGTGCTAAGTTTGTTATCGAAAACTTGCTTTTAGGACAAAATGTTTTATGGGTGGATACCATACAAGCAAATTTACAAAATTATTACGAGTTATATTTTACACCTGAGTTAAAAAACTTGCCAAAAGATTTTTACTCATGGAGTGTGCAAGATAAGAAACTAATTATTAATGGAGCAGTGCTTCATATGAGAAGTGCTGAAAGAAGTGAAAATATCGAAGGTTTTGGATATGACCTTGTTATTTTAAACGAAGCAGGAATTATTTTAAAAGGCAGCAAAGGAGAATATCTTTGGTATAACGCCATACGCCCTATGTTGCTTGATAATCCTAAATCAAGAGCGATTATCGGTGGAGTTCCTAAAGGAAAAAATCTATTTTATGAACTTTGCAGAAAAGAACTCAGCGATAAAAATTGGAAACATTTTCAATTCTCAAGTTATGATAATCCATTTTTAAAAGAAGATCAAATTAAAGAATTAATTGAAGAAGTAGGCGGAGAAGGTAGTGAAGTTGTCAAGCAAGAAATTTATGGCGAGTTTATAGATAGCTCGAGTGCTGAATTATTTTCTCTAAGTGAAATTGAAAATGCGATGAGCAAGAACTCTTTTAGTATTGAAAAAATGCAAGGAGAGAATATTTGGGGGCTTGATGTAGCAAGATATGGAGATGATAAGAGTGTTCTTGCAAAAAGAAAAGGTTTTGTAATTGATGAGATTAAAAAATACTCACAACTTGGAACTATTGAGCTTTCAAACAAAATACTAGCCGAATATAACCAAAGTGAAGATAAGCCTAAAGGAATTTTTATAGATACTTGCGGACTTGGTGTAGGTGTATATGATGTTTTATTAAATTATGGTTTGCCTGTATTAGAGGCAAATTCTGCAAATTCTGCAACAAGTAATGAATACTTAAATAAAAGAGCACAAATGTATTTTACTTTTGCCAAAAATTTAAAACATATGGAGCTTTTTAAAGATGAAGAATTAAAAAAAGATATGAGAATGATTGAGTATGAATATAGCGACAAGGGGCTTTTAAAGATAGTCTCAAAAGAGTATTTAAAAAAGAATTATGGCAAAAGTCCTGATGTTAGCGATGCGGTTGCATTAACCTTTTTTGAAAAACTATACAGTAGAAACAATACTAATGAAGATTGGAGTTATGATGGCTGGTGAGTTTTTAATGATCTATGATGCAATTGATGTAAACAAAATAAAAAAGCTTTCAAATTTAAGCGATGAGGCTATAAAGTCAAGTCTTGCAAATGAATTTTTAGAGCTTGTATCAGGGTTTAATAATATTTCTAAAAAGAAATTTAAAAGAGAATTTGCGGAGTTTTTATTTGAAAAAGGAGTGAATGAAAAAGATATTTTAAAAATAACAAATTTAAGCAAAACAACAATATGGAGAATTATGAATGAAAACAAAAAGAACTAATGATGAGAGAGTATCGTTTTTAACACAACTCATTAGCGAAAGTAAAAGTGGATATGAAAATTACAAACCACACTTTAAAGAATTGCAAGATGCTTATTTGCTTGAAAATAAGGTAATGCAAAAATTGAGAAAAAGAAATAAATCAAGTATCTACATACCAAAAATAAACGCTAAGGTAAAGTATTTAATCACTAGCTTAAATGATGTATATTTTAATAGTGAGAGAATGGCAGATATTGAAACTTACATTAATAGCGATGATACGATTATAGAGCTTTGGCAAAATGCCATAGATTTTTATAGCGGTAAAATCAATATGTTTAAGATTTTTCAACCACTTTTCTTAGATGTTTTACTTGTGGGAACAAGTATAGCTAAGGTTACTTGGCATAAAGGAATGCCACGCATTGAAAGAGTAGATATTGATAGTATATTCTTTGATCCAAATGCATTAAATAGTGAAGATGTAGGCTATATAGTTAATGAAATTTACCTAACTTATAATCAAATCCATGAAAGACAAAAGCTAGGTTTTTATAAAAAAATTGAAATTGAAAAGCTTTTTGATGAAGATGATGAGTATAAAAAAGTGAAGCTTTATGATATTTATGAAAGAAAAAACGATGATACTTGGGTGGTTTCTACCTTATTTGAAAATAATTTACTTAGAAATGAAGTTACTTTGCAAGATGGACAGCCTTTTATCTGGGGTTCAATGCTACCACAACTTAAAAAGATAGATAACGAAAACTATGTAAGTGCTTATGGCGAGCCTATAATGGCTTCTGCTATGCCTTTGCAAGATGAAATTAATATAACTAGAAATCTTTTAATAGATGCAGTAAGAACTCATATCATGCCTAAAATAATGATGCCAAAATCAATGGGAGTAAGCAGAGAAGATATAGAAACCTTAGGAAAACCAATATATACAGACGATCCAAAGGGTGTGCAAATATTACCACCACCAAATGTAAATAGTGCGGGAATGAATTTACAGCTTTTAGAAAGCGAACTCACAGAAGTTACAGGAGTTAGTCCACAAAACAATGGAGCTCAAACTGCACAAAATGAAACAGCAACAGAAATTAGCATAAAAGCACAAGAAGGCGGAAGAAGAAGTGCTGACTATATAAGACAGTATAACGAAACTTTTATAGAGCCTTTATTTGATAGATTTGCAATGCTTGTTTTTAAGTATGGAGAAGATAGTTTTTTTAATGGTTTTCAAAGAGAGGATATACCTAGTTTTAGATTTAAAATTCAAACCGGCACAGGTGCCATGAATAAAGAAATTAGACGTGCAGGAATTCAAGCTAGTATGCAAGTTTTTTCACAATTATATCAAATGTATATGAGCATAGGCGATGCAAATTCTGCTTATGGGATTATAAATGCTAGTAAAGAACTTACTAAAGAATTATTACCAATTTTAGGTGTAAAGAATGTAAATAGTTTATTTGCTTTTGAAAATAATGAAGATATTAATCCACAAATGCAAGGAGAAGCTAATGCTTAATATTGAAATTAAAAGTGATATATCTAAAACTAAAGGAGGAAAGAAATTAATAGATTTTATCAAAGCAAAATATAGTGAATGTTTTTATATAGCAAAAAATAACGATGAGAAAGAGTTAAGGTTAAAAGCTTTAGATACTATGGCTTTTTTAGACATAATAATCAATAAAATAAAGGATGAAGAAGATGGAAAATGATGCTTTAAAAGATTTAATAAATGTCATAACAGATGATGATAAAGGACAAGTTGCTAATAATGGCGATGAACCTACGCAAGTAGAAGATAATGAACCTATGCAGGTTGCTAATGAGAACGAGCCTGATTATAAGGCGATGTTTGAAGCTTATAAAAGTGAAAATGACAACAAATTAAATGCTTTAATGAGTGAGCTTGAAGCTTTAAAAAATCCAAAAAAAGAGCCAAGCGAACAAGAATTACAAAGAGAGCAGTATTTAAAAGAATTAGGACTTGATGGACTTGATGAGAAATTAAAAAGGCTTGAAGAGCTTGATAAAAAGCAAAAAGACAAAGAAGAGCAAGATGCACTAATCGCTAAATACGCACAAGTAGAAAGCGAGTTAAGAAAAGCCTATCCTGATGCGGATTTAAAGGCTATGGCAGAACTTGCAACAAAATTAAATGGTTTAGGCGAAGGTAATATTGACAGCTGGAAAACCTTGCTTAATTTGGTCGGAAAATCAAATAATGCCAAAAAAGCTGAAGATTTATCAAGTGCAAATAATAATGTAAGAACTAGTGATTTTAACGATAAGTTAAAAAAAGGCGAAGTTAGCGAGATAGATCTAGGCAAAGAATTATTAAGTTTAGTATAAAGGAGAAATTATGGATTTTATAACAGCTTTAAAAGGTGGTACAGGACTAGGCTCTAGCTTTGCAGATACTTTGATGAAAACAAGCAATTTTACTCCAAATTTAGCAAGTAGCAGTGGTGGTTTTTTAAATGGATTAAAAAATTCTTTTAGTAATTTTGGAGATTGGTTATTTAAAAGTTCTGATGCAAATAAAGTAACTAATTTTGATAGATTAGGAAATGTTTTAGGCGGTGCTGGTGCTTTATATGGTGCTTATAATCAGCAAAAGATGGCGCAAAAGAATTATGAGCTACAAAAAGATGCTTATAACTTCAATAAGTATCTAGCTAATGAAGAATTAAATAGAAGAAAGAATATGGAAAATAAACTTCAAAATGTTTGGAGTAATTAAATAAATTTGGATTTAAGGAGTTTGTTTTAAAGGGTAAATCTTAACCCCTTGTATAAGGGGCTTTGTTTATTGATTGTTAATTTGCATTGACAACAATAATACAAAGTAGTATAATAACTATTAAGATTTGTAGCATCTTATTTCACCGCCTTTCTAGGTGGTAATTTAGTGCTAAGGGTGGCGACCCTTGGCACCACACCTTTTAAAATTATACACAAACTTCCTTAAATCCTTTATTTTAAAAGAAAGAATAAAGGAAACAAAATGGCATTTTATAACCCACAAAGAGTAGTATTTAATCCTGATACAGGCGTTATACAAAACGCAGGAAAAGTAGGCGGTGTTTTGTATGATATCATGAGTAAGAGTTATGATGATAAGGTTAAGGCAAGTCAATTCCAACAAGAGCAAGATTTAAGAAAGCAACAAATGGAATTTAATCAGGCTATGCAAAATAATCAGCTTTTGCAAAATGAGAGAAATTTTGATTATCAAAAGGAAAGAGCAAATATAGCAGATCAGCAATGGCTAATGAATTATAATCAAAGAGCTAGACAATATGCCATGCAAAATGCTTTAAGACAGCAAGCAATAAATGCAAGACAGCAAAAAGATGAAATTTTAGCAGGCCAAGCAATACTTAATCTACCAAGCTATACAAAGTCAAATCCTGAGATGAGAGCAATACAAGAAAGATTTAATACCATAAAAAAAGGTGGTGGTGATTCTTATTATGATGGGCAAGGTCTTTTTGGTGGAACATGGCAAAACATAAAAGGACTTTTTGGTGGAGATAATATAAATGATGCTCAAGATAGCTTATTTAAATTTATAAGCGATAGTATTTATAATGAAAAGGTTAGAAGAGACACAAACTATAATAGAACAAGGCATGATGAAATTTACAAAGAGCCTTCAGCTTGGAAAGCTCAAACTATAAATGCTAAAGAATATGAAAAAGCAATAAGGGATTATATAGCCACTAGTGAAGCTAAGATTAATGCTTATTATGATGAGCAAATGGCAAAGATTTCTAATTTAAAAAATCCATACATCAATAATCTTTATGAAGAGCAAAGACAAAAAGATTTAAAATATTTTAGAGAGGGATTGGCAAAGGATCTTGAGTCTTATTACATTAAAGATGAAATCTCAAATAAACCTAGTAAAAATGCAGTAATTATAGATAATTCAACAACTAATCAAAATACACCAAAATTACATAGCGTTAGTTTTAATGGAATTAATGCTCAAATATCAGAGCCTGATGCTAATGGTAATGTAATATTAGTTAATCAAGCAGGTAGAAAAATGCAAGTTAGCGTAGAAGAATTAAAAAAACAAGGATTAATATAATGAATATAAGAGAATTTTTATTAGAAAAACCACAAGAAAATAACATTATTTCATTTTTGCAAGATGGAGCAAGTCAAAGTGAAAATCAAAATACAAGTGAATATTTATCAAATTTAAAAAATGAAGTAATAAATGATTTTTATAAAAATAAAGATAAATATGCTAAAGAATATGAAAAATATAATTTCAAAGACCAAAATTTAACAAATCCTATGGGCAATATTAGTGAATATAAAAGGGATTTATATGATTATAATAAAAATCCATCCATGAATGCTGATGATTTAAGTAATTATATTTTAGACAAGCAATCTAAATTTAATGCCTCTAAACCTATTTTTGCTGATGATAATGAAGTAGCAAGAAAAAGTAATCAGTTTATGAGAGATTTAGGCGATGAGTTGCAAAAATCAGGGCGTGGAAGATTATTGCAAGATGATGATGGATCTTATTGGGTGCAAGATAATAACGGAAATTATTCTAAAGTGCAAGGTAGCACAATGGGTGATTTATATCGTGGATTAAGAGATAATGGTGCTAGTATGGCTTTAGGAACAGCAGGTGCAATTGGCGGTACAATGCTAGGCGGCGGAGTTGGTATGGTTGCAGGTGGTGCATTAGGTGCATCTTTAGGGGCAGGATATGATTACTACGGAAATACAAAAGATACAAATCAAGATATGAATTTAAAAGAGGCCATTATGCTTATGGGCGAAAATGCAGGACTTTCTTTAATAGGAGATGCGGCTTTTGCAGGAGTTGCCAAAGGAGCAAGAGCTTTAAAAAATACCTATAACATGACTAAATCAGGAGCGCAAGCTGGTAAAGATATGATAGATGGAATGGCTGTAAAAGGTGGTAATTTAAAAGAAAATATAGGGGATAAGCTTAGAAAAATAAGCCCTAGTATTTTAAATGATTTAGCTTCACAAGGTAGCGAAACTTCAAAAGCTTATGCAAGAGAGCTAATAGAAAGCGGAAATAGAAATTATGATGATATATTGCAAAAATCAAGAGCTATGCCTTTAGAAGTTAATCAAGGAAATGCATTAGTTGATGGAGTGGCAAGCAAAATAAAAGATTTCTCAAATACTGCAAAAAATGGTTTTGTAAAAAATACAGCAGACAACGTAACTAATTCACTAAATAATATTAGTAAAAATATAGGTTCAAAAGAAGCAGCACTGAATCAACAAGATCTTATTAATCTTTCTTTTATGAATGATGATTTAGCTAATATGGCAAGAAGTGTTTTAGCAAATGACCCTAAAATGGCAAATAAGGTTGCAAACTCTTTACACTTACAAGATGAGGCTATATTAAAAGAGTTAAATTTAAATAATGCTTCTAAGGCTGATGAGCTTTATGCTTTAAGAGATGCTAGAGCAAAAAGAGCTTATGATGAATTTGGAAAAGGACTTGATAAACTAGATGAACTTAATCCAAATGGTGTAAAAGTAGATAAGCAAACCATAGATGATATAGTTTTAAACTCAAGTGTTTATAGTGAAAGCACACCAGCTATGATAAAAAATTTTATTCATGAAGCAAAAAGCGGTGCATTAGATGGTAAAAGCGTTAAAGAGATTTACGATAGAATTGATGCTATAGGCAATAAAATAAAAGAAAGCTCAAGTTACAACTATAAAGATTTTTTAAATAGCTTAAAAGACGCATTTTTAGAAAATATAGTAAAAAGTGCTGATAATCCCCAAGAAGCAAAAGAGATTTTAACCAAGATTAGAAAAGATTATGCAGATTTTAAAGTATATGATAAAAGTAAATTAGGAAAAAAACTAGAAGGAAGTGAAAAAGAGATATCAAAAGATATAGATAAAATACTTAATGAAACTAATCCAAAAAAGAATTATGAAGCTATAACAAAAGGACTTAATGATGATGAGATTAAAGTTTTAGATAATCAAATAATAACTAGAGCTTTAGAAAAAAATAAAGTAAATATAGGAGATGCCAATAATCCCAAATTTGCAGTAAATTATAAAGCGGTCATGGATAATTTTGAAAACTTTAAACCAAAAAGCAAATCAGGACAAGAGAAGATTGAAGTTTTAAAAACAATAGGTGATTTACGTACTAACTTTGAAACTGTAATAGATGGTATTTTAAATTCAAAAGCAAAAGAACTAGGACATGGAATAAGTACAAATTTCATAGAAAGAGCTAAAACAATGCTTGTTAATAATTTCACTGATTATATAGCTTTTTATTTTATGAGATTATGGGAAGTTGGCAAAAGAGCTGGAACAAGAATACAAATGCGAAGGGGGTTTAGCAATATAAATAATTTAAAAGATTTTGATAGATCGGCTAAAGAATTTATAGAAAGTATTAAAGATAAAACACTCAAAGAAGAAGCACAAGAGGCTAGAAAAGAATTTAATTCAAAAGTTAAAGATTTAATCAAAGGCGACAACTTCTTCATGGATAAAGCTGATCCTAAAGACAATTCTTTAAGATTTATAGGCAAAAATGGCAAAGAGTATACTATAAATAAAGATGTTAGAAATGAATGGATGAAAACTTTCAATCTTAAAAATATCGATGATGAATATATCCCTAATATACCAAAAGAAGCAAAGATAGCTTTAAAAGATAGAGAAATAAAACTTACAAAAGGAAGTTTACTAAAGCTGATTGAAAAAGATAGAATTAAATACATACCACATATCAAAGAAACTTTAGAAAGCCCACAGGCAATCTTAAAAGATAAAGATGATTTTATTTTTATTAAAAATATAGATAATCAAACTTATTTTACAAGTATAGGTAAAGACTATGAAACGCACTTGACTATAATTAGCAATTCACCAAAGAAACAAAATAATATAAAAAATAAAATGAAAAATGCTGAAGTAGTGTATTATAATAATGCGAGAGCCTTACCGACATCTAGGGCATCTTCAGAGACAAAGCAAGTGTCGTTCTCTAACGAAAATTCTACCCAAGCTAAGCCTAAAAAAAACTTAATGGATGATATAAAAGATAATATTAAGAATAAAGAAATAGAGAAAAAGAATAAAAAAAGCGTAAAACAAAGACTTGATGAAAAAATACAAAATGATAAAAAGGCTAGTGAAGATATTCTAAAAAGATATGATAATTTTCTAAAAGAGAATAAAGATTATAATTTTGATTTTTTAGATAATATGAATTTAAATACTGTTGAATACAACTTAACTAGACAGATGATAATCAATGCCAAAGAAAGCACAAATAAAGGTGTAAAAAAAGATATTCCAAGTGCTTTAAGGGGTAAAATCGAACAAGAATTAAATATACAACCTTTAAAAGAATTTGGCGAAAATTATGCAGAATATTATCACGATGGAGCAAGGGCTATAAAAAAACTACTCATTGAAAAACAAGGACAGGTAGCAGGTGCTTTTCATAGAAAAGATTTAGGGGATATTGATTTGGTTTGGGGAGAGGTAACAGATAAGATAAAACATAAAGGTTATGGTTTAGCTCATATTATCGATAAGCATCCTGAGTTGGACTTGAAATTAGTTAGCGATATTATCGATAAGGGGAAATTAAATAACCAAAACAACATAAGATATAGAATAGAATATAAAAATTATATTATAGGTTTAAGCAGTGAATATAAAGGAAATAAAAGAACTTTTATAATTACAGCTTTTGAAAGATACAAAGGATAAAAACAACACTTTCACCGATTGTTTTTTTGCGGTTAGCTCGGACAATTTACTAACCAACCTTTTATCAATTATAGCATAAATTCATGTAATTATTTTTTAAAATATAAAAGATAATTGGAAGGGAGATAATAGGATTGTGACTGCATATGAAAAGATTTAAGAGAAAAAGCAAGAAGGTAGCAACTCTCTTGCTTTTACAAAGGGCGAGATCCTACCCTTAAGTTCTTAATCAAAATTCTAATAAACAAAACTAAAAACAAAAATAAATTAGTTTTAATTTGTCTTGTTTTTAAAAATATCTAATTTATTTCAAAACACACTATATTTGAAATAGTCATTTTTGGAAAAATCCTTAAAACTAAACTAAGGAGAATTCAAAAATGGCTTTACCATCAATGGGACATACCCCACCCGCAACTGAAAATGTTAAGTTAAAACAATCAATATATGAAACGATTATTAAAATTGGAGCTACTGAAACACCAATTTTAAATAAAATAGGTACTTCAAAGGTTACAAATCCTTTAACTCATAGTTGGATTACTGATACTTTTGAAGAACCAAAAAAGAATGCGAATTTAGAGTTAAGCAAATTTGTAGGTGAGACAAAAAACACAGCTCAAAAAACTACCAATGCTACTCAAATATTCATTACCGAAGCCATGGTATCAAAAGCTTTGTTAAAAGCAAACCAATATGGTGGCAATGAAATGGAGTATCAAATCGGCAAAAAAACCAAAGAACATAAAATGGATATGGAATATGCTTTATTTGGTCTAGGCAGAGATAGTGATGTAAAAAAATCAGTTTTCAAAGATTATGTTCAAGCACAAGAAGCAACAAGTGGAGAAATGGCTGGACTTTTTCATTATATCGCTAAAGGAAAAGATAGCTTTGCTGATGGAAAGCGTGGAAATGTATTAGCTTTTGATGAAACAGGAGATTGGAGCGGAACTGCAACAGAACTTACAGAAGATAAACTTAATCAAATTTTGCAAACCATTTGGAATAGCGGAGTGACGCCTAAAGATGTCTTTTTAGGAGCTGACTTAAAAGGAGCTATCAATAAATTCGCTACAAGAATTTTAGGCAATGAAACAAAACTAGCAGGACAAGTAGTGAGCCTTGAAACAGATTTTGGAACGGTAAATTTCCATATGCATAGATTATTAAGCCCTAAATATGGTTTGGGTGATGTTTTAATTGCTGGGGATTTTGAGTATATGAAACATGGGCTTTATATTCCTACTATGATTGAAGATGTTCCAACTGATATTACTGCAAAAGCAAAAAGATTTTATACACAAAGCACTTTAGAAGTAAGAAATGCTGATGCTTTTGCTATAGGCGTGGGATTAACTAGTGGAAATAATGCAAAGGCTAAAGCGGTTTTAAAAGCAGCAAAAGGTGCATAATGCTTTGTGCTACGGCTAAAAAACTCATTATCGCTAAAGTTAAAAATTCTTACAAAATGATAGAAGATGATGAAGTTTTGAAAGCCTATTTTATGGAAGCATTTTATTATATTTTATCAAAATGTGTTCCTAGCGTTCTTTTAAAAAATGTAGAACAAGGCGAAAAAGTTTTTAGGCAAGTTAGAAATAATCATTTTTTGATTATTCCTGATGAGCCTGATTTTGACAATGAAAAAGAACATTTAATGATAGATGAAACACTTAGTTTTGCTGTGATTAATTATGTTTGTTATTTGATTACAAGATGCGAAGAAAAAGACTTTCTGGCATTATGTGACAAGATAATTTATGAGTATATAGCTAATGATGGCAAGGAGCTTGATGATGAAAGAACATGGTTGTAACCCTAATTTCACAAAAAAATTTAATAGAGCTTTGAGTTATAAAGACTATATACAAAGTATAAATAGTGCTGATTTTATAGCTTATTTAGATGATAAAAAATGGCTTTTAGCCATGGATGATCTGCTTTTCTTTTGTGAAAAGAGAATTAAAGATAGTGATTATTATGAAGGTTAAAAATGGGAACAAGCTTAAATGAATTAAAAACAGGTAGAGAAAAACTTGAAATCATAAATCAAGTTTTAGCTAGAATAAACAGCATTTCAGAAGCAATAGACAATACAAGACTTGATGAAGTTGTAGGCTTAAAACAAGCTTGCGAATCTTTAAAAAATGAATGTTTAAAATTTAAAAATGATATTGTAGATAAAAATGATGATATTTTAAGCAAATATGATGATATTAATAAAAAATATTCAAATATAAGTGAAAAATACAACAATGTAAATGCAAAATTTGATTATATTAAAGAAGCGTATGAAGATTTTTCTTTAAATAAACAAGAAATACAAAACATTAAAGATTTTTTAGAAAATAATACAGAAGAATTTGAGAATTTAAAAAAAGATATACAGAAATATGAAGAAATAAAATTTAATTTAGATAATTATATTAATGAAATTAAACAAAATAAAGATTTTGTAAAAGAATATTTTGATTTGAACACAAAAATTAAAGATGAAATTTTAAGTGAACTTAATCATGCTTTAGAAATTGTAGATAGCTTACATTTAAATGTTGATGAATTAAAAGAAATAAAACCTGAATTAATAAGTATTAAAAAAGAAGTAAAAGATTTAGCAAATGAAGCAAAATTAGTAGTAAGTGAAGCAAGCGAAATTATAAAAAATAAAATTAACACTATATTCTTTGAAAACCAAAGATTAAATCAAGAAATGATAGATAGTGTTAAAAAGCTAGAAGAAATTAAATTTGATATTGGAGTTAAATATAAAGAAATAGCTAGTGCATATGAACTACTTTTAGAAAGCAAGCAAAATATAGAAGATTTAAGAGAAGTTATAGCTTTATATAAAGAATTTGAAAATGATATAACATCTTATTCCCAAATTATAAAAGATTTTAAAAGTAAAATAGAAAATTTAGAACGAGATTTAAAATCACAGTCTGAAAGTATCTACTCTTCTTTAAATGATAAACAAAATGAAATATTAAAAAAATTAAATGAAGTAAAAAATGAAGCTTTAGTTAAATTTGATGAACTTACAGCAAAATGTGAAGGGTATAAAATACATTTTGAGCAAAGTTATGATAGGTTTAATCAAAGAGCTTTGATAGCTAATGAAGATTTAGGTAGGTTAGCTGAAGTTGCTAAAAAAGAACTAGGTAATGATAAGTTAATTTATGAAACAGAATTAAAAGTTTTAGCTGAAGAAACAATAAAACAAATGGAAGAAATGCTCAAAGGTTTAAGTGATGAAAGAAATGAAGTCACAGAGGTTTTTGAAACTCAAAAGAAAGAATTTACTACTCTTGTAGATACTTCTAAAGTTATGATTGACAACTTAAATCATATTTTTAATGCGAATTATCAAGCAAAGAAAAATGAGTTTAGTATTATTTTTAATGAAAAATTGCATAGTTTAAACGAGAATAAGCAAGATTTTTTAAATGAGCTTGTGAGCGCAAAAGAAAACGGACTCAATAAAATAAATGAAACAAAAGAGCAAAGCCTTAATGAAATAATCCAAACAAAAGAACAAGGACTTAATGAGCTTGAAACTAAAAAAGGTGAGTGCATAGATGAGATTGACAATCAAGCAAGAATCTATGATATAAGTGGTGTTAAGGCTAATGTTGAATATCTTCTTTCTTTGCTTAATGAGAAAGATGATAGTAAAGATGATGGAATTAAAGATGAAATTGCAAATATAGAGCAAGGTATAAAAGATAAAGAACAAGAGCTTGAAGAGATAAAAAAGCAAATTGAAGAAGCTTTAAATAATAATGATGAATTAAAGCAAAAAAATGAGGAATTAAAGGAAATTAAAAATCAAATCGATGAGGCTTTAAGTCAAGAACCACCTGCTGATACAAGCGAACTTGAAGAGAGAAAAGAAGAACTTGAAAATCAAATTGCTGAGCTTGAAAAAGAGATTGCTGGTGAATTAATTAACAAAAAAGAGGAAATTGAAAAAGAACTTGAAGAAGCTAATCAAAACTTAGAGGACAAAAACAATGAGTTAGAGCAAAATGAAAAAGATAAAAAGCTAATTACACAAAAAGTATTAGATATAACTATTAAAACTTTAGAAGCACTTATAGATACAAAAGTAAGTTTAAATGGCGATGAAGAGATAAATGGAAATAAAACTTTTGCTAATCCTATTTTAGTAAAAGTAGATCCAACTAATGATAACCATTTAACAAATAAAATCTATGTAGATACCGCTTTAAATACAAAAGCAAATTTAAATGGAGATAATATATTTAATGGCACAAATATTTTTAATAAGGCATTAACTTCTCCAATCGATCCAACAAATGATAATCACTTAACTAGAAAATGGTATGTAGATTATGGTGGTGGAATTAAAAATCTTGGCACAACTGGCAGTATAAATCTAGATTTAAGACAAGCTCAACATTTTATTTTAACAGCAAATGCAGGAACAAGCATAGGAATAGCTAATTTTGGAGGAGTAGGAAAAAGCGGAACAATAACCATAAATAATTGTCAAAATGTAGTAGCTTTTAATGCCCCTTTTAAATTTAGAATAGCTCAAAGTGGATTTAGTAGCACTGAAACTTTTGCTTATTTTTGCATAGCTTCGAATAATGTAAGATTAGTAAGGACTTAAAATGAATTGTCTCCTTCTTTCTAATAATGGTATAGCACTAAATTTACCTCCATCTTTAGGAGGCTCGGTTGCAAATTATAATTATATGTTAAAGCTAGACATGATTTATAAACAAGCAGTGGTATTGCCATCAAATATTAATAATAAAGAAGTGGTTATGTTAGGCGAAGTTTGGACGACTGGAAATATGTCTAATAAAACTTCTGGAAATACTTTAGAAATAACTTGGAATAATTTTAATTCAAAAGTAACACTACATGCTTTAAGTAAATATTACACTGCCAATGCAAAAATCAAAGTAGAGAAAAAATTCAATTTTGGAAATATAAATAACTTACAAATAATACTAAGTTCTTGGCAAAGCGGTAGTGCAAATGCAAGTGCTGGTTGGAACTTAAATGATGGGGATAGATTAAACCCAAGAGCAAATTTAACATTATACTGGAATTAAGAAAGGGTAAATATGTTTTATGATTTAAAAAATAAAAGTTTAAAATATGATGATATTTTTTTAAAAGATGTAAAAATACAAAACGAAGAAGGTGAAATTGATGCACAAGATACTTATTTTTTAAGTGCTTGCGATGATAAGCTTTTAAAAGAGCTTGGTTTTGCTAAAGTTAAAGAAGAAGAAATCCCAAGTTTTAATGAAAAAATTGAAGAACTTCGCCAAATTCAAACTTATGATGAAGAAAATAATCTTTATATTATTTCTTATGAGATTAAAGAAAAAGCATTAGAAGAGTTAAAAGAATTAAAATTAGAAGAACTAAAAGCTATAAAAGAAGAAAAGCTTTTGTTTATGCCTTTTAAAAATACTATATTTCAAATTGACACGGAAGCAAAAATTAATATTAGCGGAAAAGTTAGCGAGATAATGTTAGCAAATCTCAATAATACTCCTTTGGAAAATATTGCTTGGATTGATAAAGATAATAAAATCACTACATTTAACAAAGAAGAATTTTTAGAATTTGGGGTTGGTATCGCTAAATATACTGAAAGTATTATTTTTAAAAATGATGAACTAAGAAATAAAGTGAAAAATGCCACATCTTTAGAAGAATTAAATTTAATTGCATGGGAGAGTGAAAAATGAGTACTGAAAATATAATAAAAGAAGGTGCTATACTCGGTTCTTTAAGCGGATCAGCATTATTAGGATTGATGGTTTTTGTCTTAGCTGGGATTGCATGGCATTTATATAAAACTTTACATAAAGAAGCTGGGGAAAGAACAAAAGAACTTATAAGTGAAACCAAAAATACTAATGTTCTTATTAGAGAACAAATTGCAGTATCCAGAGCAAGTAGCGATAGTTTGGTTAAATTTATAGAAACACATTGCTCAAAAACCAATGACAAGCTAGAAGCTATAGAAACAGATCTTATGAGAATGGATGAAAGGCTTGTTAAGCTTACTCAAATAAGAAATGATGAATTAAGAAGTATTTTTAAAAAAAAGGAAAACAATGACTAAAACAGAATTAAAAAGGGTTTGTGTAAAACCTTATGATAAAGATAGATTTGAAGTGATACAAGATTATGAGTTTATTTTACCAAACTACAAAGGAGTTGTACCACAAGGCTTTAAAACAGATGGTGCAAGTATCCCACGCCTTTTTTGGTCTTTGTTTCCACCTTTTAAAAGTGAGTATTTTAGTGCTTGTGTAGTGCATGATTTTTTATGTGAAAAAGCAAAATCAAGAAAAGATTACAAACTTGCTGATCTTGTTTTAAAAGAAGCAATGCAAGCTTTAGAAATAAATAAATTTAAGATTTTTGTTTTTTATTGCTCTTGTAATTTATTTCATCAGATCAAATGTTTAATAAAGGGGATAAGATGAGTTTAGAACAGGTTATAAATACTCAAAATGAAAGTTTAAATCAAATTATAAGTAGTTTACAAGAATTAGTTTTAAGTTATAAAAATGGTAATTTGAGTTTAGAAGATGTTAAAAAATTAATTAACGAAACTATTGAAAATATATCAAATGATTATATAAAAGAAAGCGAGCTAAAAGAAAAACTAGAAGCCTTGCTAGAAGAACTTAATATCAATGCAAATATCAATAAAGAGAGTTTAAAAGAAGTTGTATTAAAAGTTGTTTTAGAAAATCAAGAAAGTTTAAAAGGTGATAAAGGAGATCCTTTTACTTATGAAGATTTTACAGAAGAACAGCTTGAAAATTTAAAAGGGCAAGATGGAGCTAAAGGAGCTGATGGTAAAAGTGCTTATGAACTTTGGCTTGAAAATGAAGAAAACACGGGAAAAAGTCAAGATGAATTTTTAGCAAGTTTAAAAGGTGATAAAGGGGAAGATGGTGATAAAATTAGCGATGAAAAATTAAGGAAAACCTTAGAAGAAGTTTCTAAACCCTTGCTTGAAGAAAGTTTTCATCAAGTAGGAAATACCATAAATAACACTTTAAGTATTATTTCAAATGCTTTAGAAAAAAATGCTTTGCTTTGCAATATCACAAACACACCTCCACCAGAACAAACACAAACAAACAATGGTTATAAAAAAGGATTTATTTGGATAGACAATTCAAAAACTCCAAACGATATTTATGTAAGTGATTTTACCTCGTGGATTAAAGTAGAGCTTAGCAAAGAACCAGAAGTAAATAGACTTAGATTAACAGTACAAACAGCCTTACGAGGTGGGTCTGTTTGCTTAAGTGATGTTAGGTTAATAAAGGAAAATAAAACTGCTATTTATGCTAAAAATATTCAAATAGACAAAGAAAACAAATCTGCCACAGGCTTATATGATATAGATGGAAAAGAATATGAAGTAAGAATAAGTTCTACAATCAATGCTGACTATGGTGATTACGATTTAATTACGGGTGGTTATATTTGTGGAACAAACTTAGCGGTTTCAACACCTTATGAATACATTTTAGATTTTGATAAACCTTTACCAAAAAATATCATCGGTATTGCTGCAAGACCAACAGGTTATTCTCGAAATTTTTCAAGTTATTTAAATATTGAAGCCTATGTTTCTTCTATAGGAAAACCTTTGTTTAGCTTAAATTTTACAAATTCATATTATAGCGATGCAATAGCAAGAGATTATGCTTTAAATATTAGAGATGGAAGTGAGATAACTTTAAATTAAAAAAGGAGAAAAAATGAAAATAACAATTAATAGAAGATATATAGGTAAAACTTGTGTTATTGGTAAATTTAGAGTTTTTGATGATAATGAAAATATACTTTTAGATTGCTTTTCTTTAGAAGAAGATAAAGAAGGCTTAGAAAGAGAACAAGATTTAAGAGTTCCAGCTGGAATTTATAATCTTAAAAGACACGTAGAATCAAGTTTTAATCCTAAAGGCAAAAAAGAAGTAGCAGGGGTTAAAGTTTTAAAGGATGATGATAGCGTTATTAATATTTTTAATAATGATGTTCCTTTTAATAGACGTATTTTAATCCATTGGGGAAACACTTATAAAGATACAAAAGGTTGTATCTTGCTGGGGCTTACTAAAGATAATAATAATGAAAGTGTCGGTCAAAGCAGACTAGCTTGTAAAGAATTTTATGATTTGATGTATGGTAAAAATCTTGAAGACATTAAATTAGAAATAACAAATGAATTAGCATGAGTTCTATATTTTCATATATCCTAGGAGATAAAAAACTTTATATTGCTTTAGTACTTATGACAATTTTAGCAGGATATTTTTATCTAAGACTTGATAGCACAAAAGCAAAATTAGAAAAAAGTCAAAGTGATTTAGCTTTGGCTTTAAAAATAAATGAAAATAATCAAGAAAAATTAAAAGAATTAAATCAAATTCATAAAACAGAATTAAAGGCTTTAAATGAAGCAAACAATCAAAAAAATCAAGTACAAGAAAGGGTGCAATATGTTAAAGAATATATTTATAAAAGCAATGAAAATAATATTACCAAGCTTTTTAACGATGTCGTTGATAGGTTGTGGGATGCAAACTCAACAAGTAGTAACCAAAATAGAAATTCAAAAAGTAAGAATTCCGCAAGAACTACTAACATTAAGTCCTCTTGAAAAGCCAATAGCAAAAAATGAACTAGATATTTTAAATGCTTATTCTATGCTTTTTTACAAATACAAACAGTGTGAAATTCAGATAAGCAAAATAAAGGAGCTAAATAATGAGTAATACAAATGTTGATTACAACAAAAGACTTGAAGCATTTAAAGAAATTTATCCGCAAATTTTAGAAATGAGTTTAGCGGAAAAATCTCCATTTGGAGAATTTAAAAAGCTTTTAGAACAATTTGGAAACGATAATGTTATAAGAAATGACCAACAATTTCAAAGCTTGGCACAAGCGTTGGTAAGTGTTGGACAAACCATAGTGGCTCAAAGTCAAAATACAGCTTTATCCATGATTTTACAAGGCGATGAAAACGAGCTTAATGCTGAAAAAGCTTTACTTTTAAGAGCTCAAACAGAAACAGAAAAAGCAAAACCTGCATTAATAGCTAGACAAACTTCACAGATAGATGATAATTTAAGAATAGAAGCTGCAAAAGTTACACAGAGTGTTCAATTTGGATATTGTACCGGTGGTCTTGATATACCACAAGAAATTATGAAGCTTGTTAAAGAAAAGATAGAAAATATAGAAAAGTCTTCATAATGCTTATAGATGAAAAAAGGCTTATGAGAAATTATACTCTTAAGCCTGCTTATCCATCAAACATAGGAGAATTGGATACACAAGAAGTATATAAACAATGGTTTACCTATGCTATGATAGGGGTAAATAAATATGTTGAGCTTTTACATAAACAACTTGTAAGAAAAGGTAGAAGTCAAATTCAAAATATAAACCATCCGCTATTTAAAAATTCGTATATAGTGAAAAAATATAACATTAAAAGTTCTAGCACTGCACCTTATAATAAGGAAAACTATAATAATTTAGGACTTAACCAATTTTTCGTAGGGCAAGATCCATACAAACCTTATCAAGGAGATCCTAGTAGTGAAAATGGAATATATCATGATATTTGCGAAATAAGAACTAATTATAATTTAGGAAGTATGCAGTATTATTATGGTTTTCCAAATAATTTAGCTCTTTTATTTGAAAAAGAAAAAGCTTGGAAATATAATGGAAAAGGATTTTTTTATATTGATGAAAAAATAAATTTCAAAGATATATTAAATAAGGCATTGGAAAACATAAATTATGAAATGCTTATAAATGATATAGAAGTAGTTATTTTTTCTCAAACCATCCAAAAAAATAATGAATGGATATATCCTAGTATTGATGATATTAAAATACCAGAAATTAAAGTAGAAAATGTTGAATTTAAACCAACTTTTGGAAAACCTTATAAAAAATTATGCATTGATGTTGAAAAATTTTATAATGATTTTAAAGAATTAAATAAAAATATATTTAGAATCGAAAAAGTAGAAATAACCTATAGTGTATATGAGAAAGCACAAAAAACTAGGGAAAGTGATCCGAGTAAAATATATTATACTTTAACAAGCAAAAAGATATCTTTTTTTGAAGTATTTAACTCAATAAAAGAAAATTATAAATGCAAATATGCAACTCCTTTATGTTTTTATAATAGTTTTAATTTAGTTTGTTATGAAGAACCTTATATAGCTTATTCATATCCAAGTAATAAAAGCTTTGGAAAAAAAGATACAAGTGTTACGTCAAGCGTATATCCACTATATAGAAAAAGTTCAAATTTGCCTTATGGGCGTAGAGATAGATGGTTTGCATTATGGGATAGTTTTTATTATCTTTATGTATATGAAAAATCAAATAAAGGAATTTTAAGCTTTTTAGTACCTATTGTCACTATCGTTTTAGCTGTAGCTACTTGGTGGATTGGCGGGCAAGGTGCATGGCTAGGAACATTGATAGGGGTTAGCGAAGGTGTAGCTGCGGGTATTACACTAGGAATTAGTTTAGGTTTAGCCGTGGGTTCACTTACTGGAAATAAATTATTTTCAATTCTTAATGCTGTTTGGGGTTTGGTTAATTTTTTAGGTGCTTGGGGTGCTAATAATTGGAATTTAGTTGCAGATTTTACAAAAAATACAGCACAAGCAGCACAAGAAATGACAACTTTTGAATCAACTTTAAATATTGTTGGAAATTTACTAAGCGGAGCTAGTAAAATTTATGATGTTGTTCAAAGCATTACAGCAGATACTCCTGATATGATAAATGAGCAAAGCGATGATTCTGATAATGAAGGTGGAAATGGAAGTGAAGCTGAAGAATTAGCAAAAGATGCAATTAATCCAACTTTATGGTATAATTTTGAAACTGCAGATATATTAAATGAAAAAATAGAAAAAAATAGAAATCTTATTTTTACATTCTAAAAAGTTATTGACCTATCTATTGACTTTGTAAAAATATATAAAATAATTATATGTAAATATAGGCAATATCTCTATATTATTCAAATCTCGCTAACCGCACCATTTATACTACTAACTACATAAATTAACATAAATATAAAACTTAAAAAATATCTATAAAATAGGACTTTAAAACTATCTAAAATCTAAATTAAATTTTTCCGTTAAAATCCATTTTAAAAATTTTTCCCTAACTTTTCTCCTAACTTTTTATTTTTTGTTTTAAAAAGTTAGGAGAAATTAGCTTAAGGAGTTTATTTTAAATGCTTACACAAAAAGACATAATAAAAAAGATAAAAACTATTTTTATAAGAAGTTTTTTGTATTTGATTATAAAGATATCCAAAAATAAGAAAATTAACAAGAGACTAAAAGTATTAAGGTACATTGATTTGCGGAAAGGAAATTCTATCACACAAATAATCAATAAGATGATAAAACATTTATTCAAAAATACTATAATTAAAGCATATTAGGCATGGCTACTCTTTCGGTTGCAAGAAAGAGACATGATGAGTAAGATCATTGAATTTTTAGTTCTTGTCTTAGAATTAGTTAATGAGATAATCAAGCTCATTTGATATAACCATTGAAAAATTTTATAAAAACCACGCTTAGTCTAAGCTTAATACATTTATACTAAAAAACATTTAACCGAAAGAGACGTGGCTTTCGGTTATGAGAAATTCATAGCAAAAATACTTTTACAAAAAAATAGAAAAGATTGGCAAAAAATTAGAAAAGCAAAAAACAAGATTCGCTATAATAAAAAATCCGCCTTGAGTTTTCACTCTTGGCGGAAATTTATCAATCAAGGCTAACTATGAAACGACATAGTAAGCGTTTTGTGAGATTATATCTAAACTTTAGGTTTTTTAAGTTTAAAATGGAAGTATTTTTAACAAAACCGCAGGACAGAAAAGCCCCTTGCCTTTGTTAGTACATGAAACTACAAATTCTTATTCATTTTTCCAAGTCAAATAAAAAAGAAATCCGTTTCAAAACGCAGCTCAATAATCTCAGTCTTAATACTTTCAATTAAACATACAAAGACAACAAGATTAAAAGAATTGCGATCGGTTTATAAGTGATACTTAATAAAAAGTGTGTATAATACATACTCATAAGGATATTATAGTGAGTAAAAAAGATAAAATTATTAAAGATTTAAAAAATAATCCTAACAATGTGCGCTTTGAAACGCTTAAGATTTTATTAGAAAGCGAAGGTTATGAATGTTTTAATAAAGGCGGATCACATTATCAATTCAGAAAAGAAGAATGTGATCTTATTACTATTCCATTTAAACGCCTTATAAAGGCCATATATGTCAAAATGGTTTTAAAAGCTATAACAGGAGAATGAATTATGAAAGACTTAGATTACTATCTTAATCTACCTTATGAAATTATTATAAAAAAACTTGATGAAAAAGATGGCGGAGGATATTTTGCAAGATATAAAGATTTCCCTTATATTATGGGAGATGGTGAAAATGAAATAGAAGCCTTAAAAGATCTCAAAGAAGCATTTAAAGGAGCATTAGAAGTTATGCTTGAAAAAGGTGATTATATTAAAGAACCTATTGATAATGAAGCAAAAATTAGAATTAATATTACCTTGCCTAAAAGCTTAGTAGAGGCAATAGATACAATAAGCGATAATAGAAGCAAATTCTTAGCCGATCTTGCAAATAGTGCTATAAAGTCTTATAAAATTAGCACTTAA